ATGGGGAAGTCAAATAATGATAATAATGAAATACCACAGGAGGGAGAAAAAATTGAGAAGTTTGGTGTTTGGGGAGAAGTTAAGGGAGGAAATACTATAAGAGAGTTTGATATAGCTGATTTAGTGAAAGAAAAGCTTAAAAATAATCCCGTTAAAACGCCTTTTATAGAGCCGGAAAAGAAGAAGAAAGTTGCTATAGAAAGGGAATATGATCATTCAGATACTAAATGTAAAAAGAATTTTTACCTTGGTTTTCCTATAATAAGAATGTTAAATGACTTAAAGATAAAACATCCTAATGTAAATGTGAGAATCAGTAAAATAGTAGAAAGTGCAATAAAGCACTATTATAAATACATTATGGAAGAAGGGGGAACACAAGAGGAGTAGTTTATATAAGCTTGATTAAAATACTCTTAAGATCTTTATAAGAGGAAAGAAACTTATGGTTTAAATTGTGTGCAATCGAATAAAATGATATAATAAGGGCAGATGGAATAAATAAAACTACAGGAAATGAGGAGAAATCATGTCTGAGAAAACAAGTGAAAAATCTTTTTCAAGGAAGAAAAAAGTTTTATTAGTTGTGGGTGTTATTTTAGTAGCCTTTATCATAGGGATTGTAAGATATTTAACATTTTCTCTTCCAGCAGATGAAGAGGCAGTTGCTGCAATGGCATCTAAAAAGGATGTGATTGTAGAGGAGGTAGGCAATACTATTGTATTTAATCCTGTGAATGAAAAGACAAACATAGGTTATATTTATTATCCTGGTGGACAAGTAGACCCTAAAAGTTTTGCTTATGCAGCAGAGAAAATTTCAGAGAGTGGAATTAAGGTAGTGATACAGAAGATGCCTTTCAATTTGGCGTTTTTCGGTAAAGATAGAGCACTTGATGTTATTGATAGTTATCCTGAAATAGATAAGTGGTATATTGGGGGATTTTCGCTAGGTGGAGTTGCTGCAAGTATGGTGGCTTCTGATAATTCAGATAAGTTTGAAGGAATCATTTTATACGCAAGTTATACAACAAAAAAATACTCTTTGGCAAATACTGATTTAAAAGTACTTAGTTTATCAGGAAGCAATGATGGACTAGCTACACCAGAGAAAATTGAAGCAAGGAAAGATTTTTTACCAGCTAGTGCAACATATGTAGAAATACCTGGAGGTAACCACACTCAGATGGCGGTTTATGGTGATGGTAATTTACAAAAAGGTGATAATGAAGCTGGGTTAAGTCGTATGGAGCAGCAGAAGACTATAATAGAAGATACTGTTAAATTTATTAAAAGTTAAAAATAGCAATTAGATTTTAAAAACTTCTGTATTGATATAATATAGGAGTTTTAGTTGTTTTAACAGTATAAATTTACTTATAAATGTGATATAATAAAGGTATATATGGAGGTGGCATTATGAGTGAAAATGAAAGAATTATAGCTAACACAAATGCAACTATGAGTATGGAAAACATGCCACTCATGGAAGAAGATAAAAAAAGAATAAAAGAGTGTTTGGAAGGAAAGATTTCTTTTCAACTAGCTGTTGAAAACTTAGTGAAAAAGTATATGAGTAAACAGGTTATGTAGTATGAGTGATTTATACCATTACGAATATGAGCAAGATGAATTTTATTGTTATCATAAATCACATACATTAAAAAATAAATTAAATATAATTGATGAAGAAAAGTTAAAGCAAGCGGAAAGAGAAATTACAGCTTTAAGAACTGCGCAGTTAATGAAAAATCCTATAAAAGGTAAATTTGACTTTAACCATATAAAGAAAATACATGTATTTCTATTCGGAGATATTTATGAATGGGCTGGTAAAGTTAGAATTGTAAATATATCAAAAGGAAATCAGTTTTGTCTTTGTCAATATATCGATAGCCAGATGGAAGATGTACTTAATAAGTTGAAAAAAGAGAAGTATTTAGAAGGTTTGGATATTGTAAATATGTCTAAAAGGTTATCATATTACTTAGGTGAAATTAATGCAATTCATCCATTTAGAGAAGGAAATGGGAGGACTCAGAGAATGTTTATTCAAGAGCTTTCTGAGTATAATGGATATAGATTAGATTGGTCTAAAATTAAGGACGAAGAGATGTTAGAGGCCAGTGTACAATCCTTTAATTTGAAATATGAATTGATGGAAGAATTAGTATTAAGGGCATTGAGTTCTAAATAGCAATTTAGTTTTAAAGCCACAAACAAAGAATTAGTCTTTGTTTGTGGCTTTTTGCTACCATAACTACAAACATATGTTCTTTTAAAAACAAAAATATATAGATGCACCTGCATCAATCTCTTTTAATCTTCTATATTAAATCTAACTTTTAGTAAAGGAAGAGGAATACTTTCACAACAAGCTATTTGCTCAAGGGTATAGCCAGAATATACGGTTAGTATATCTGAAGGAATTAATAACCTTGCAGCAAAATAATTAGCTTGTTTTTCTAATTTATTAACAGAGTAGAAGGTGTTATTAATTAGAAAAGAAGTATTTGCATTAGGGTGAAAAATTGCATGCCCTAACTCATGACCACAGGTAAATAGTTGTTTTGAATATGATAAATCTTCATTTACATGTATCATTTTTTGTCTAACAAACTTGTTATAATACCCATTTATTAAGCCTAATGGCTCTTTTATAATAATTATATTTTCTCCTTTAGCTATCTCAAAAGGATTATTAGTTTTATATTTTTTTACTAATTTCTCTATCTTATTATCTATATTATCTCTCAATATCCCACACCCCATTTATTTCTTATATTTATTGGGAGTAAATTTATTTTTAGCTATTTGCTTAGCTAATCTCATGGAGTTTTCTAAACTGATTCTAAGTAGTTCTTTAGTTTCTTCGTCAATAGGTTCACCATCGAACATCAATCCTGATTGATCACTTTGAAGTTGTTCTAGAGTTTGACTTAGAGCTTTGCTTATATCTTTTTGATCTTTATTATTTAATTCAGAGGTATAGTTAATATCCTTTTCGTCAGATAAAAGGTAATCAACTGTAATTCCAAAATAGCTTGCTAATTTTATTAATAGTTCTTTACTTGCTCCACGATCATTTCTTTCAATCATTCCTATTGTAGACTGAGATATCTTTAAATCATCAGCCAATTCTTTTTGGGTTAATTTCTTTTTTTGCCTTAAGGCTTTAATTTTATCACCTAACAATTTAATCACCTCTTGTATACATAATAACACTATATGTGATAAAAGCAATAGTATTTTTAAGAAATCTAATGATAAATGGAGAAAAATTACTTTTAATCACTGAAAGTAATTAAAAATAGTACTATTAGTGATTAGGAATATATCACTTTAAGTGATAATATTGTTATATAAAGTAAGAGTGCTCTTAACATAATAAGATTTATAAATAAAGGAGATAGATTATGGAACAAGTAATAAATTATGAGGAATTAATACAAAGGGCTGCTGAACTAGGAGCAAAACAAGCTATTAAAGAATATAAGGCTAAGGAGAGAGAAGAGAAAAAGGGAAAGGTATTTCACAATACACGCTTATTAATGAAGAATTATAATGATTTAAAAAAACATTCGGAGAAGGGAATTGATAGTTTGAAGTTTGCTTTAGATAATGGAGATTATAACGCTTTAAGTGAAGATGAGGTGTATATATTATCAATTAAACAGAGCAAGGCTAAAACTTTAGTTATGATAGCTCATATAGATATAGCGCTGAAAGAGCTAAAGAAAAGACAAAAGTTGGCAGGAACTTCAGAGCAATATAAGGCACTAGAAATGTTTTATATAGATGAAGCTAGTTATACAGATATACAAGACTACTTCAACTGCGGAATAAATACCCCAAGACGTTGGATAAATGAAATGATAAACCAATTAAGTGTTTTGCTATTTGGAGTTGATGGATTGAAGTTAGACATGGTGATGTAGTGGTAAAAAGTTGGAGTTTTAATAGTAATTAAGACAAGCTAAAATGATAGTATGAAGAAATGTATTTAAACATAATAACTAGAAGGGAGCTTAGCTCTTATGATAGGCTAAAATGGACAAGAAGGTTTTTGAACTGATCTTGTCTTTTTTATTACTCAGCTTTGGTTGGATGATAGTAAAAAGCTGGAGTTTTGGTAGTAATTTAAAGATGTTAATATGATAGTATGAAGTAATTGTATTTAACAGTTACTTATAAGACTTAACTACTATTAATATAATCATGTGTGGTTATATGGTGGTAAAAAGTTGGAGTTTTAATAGTATTTTAAAAGAGTTAATATGATATTGTGAAGAAGCTGTATAGTAAATTAAATAATAACAGTAGAGGGACAAGGATAGGATAAAACTATTCATGTCCCTTTCATATTCTCTTGAAAGGGGGTGAGGGAAATGCGGAGATAAATGTATTAAGGAGAGGTGTATTAAAGGAGGTGAACATTGCTTGAAATTTAGTGAAGTGACGTTACAGGATGTTAAAGCATATGCTAGGATTGATTTTGATTATGAGGACAGTATATTAGAGATTATCTTAGAAGCTATGAAAGAGTATATAAAAAATTGTACAGAGCTTTCATATGAGCAAATAGATGAGAAGAGGGACTTAACCCTTGTGTTGTTGGCTTTATGCAATGAGGTATATGATAATAGACAAGTTACTACACAAAAATCAAATATTAATGTTGTGATTAAATCTATATTAAGTAAATACAACATTAATTTGATATAGGAGAAGTTTATGCAGGGGAATAAATTAAATAGAAAAATAGAGATTCAACAATATACAGAAGTTGAAAATGAGCTTTTTCAAATAATAAGGGAATGGAAAACTGTAAAAGAGCCTTGGGCATTGGTTAGATATCTTGGAAGTGAAGTAAAAAAGTTCGAAGAGATAGGTAAAGAAGAACTTCATGTGGATTATGTAATAGTTATTAGGTATAGACCAGGAATAACTACAAATATGAGAGTTAAATACCTAGATAAGATACTTAATATTGATTCCATAATTAATATTGGGGAGCAAAATAAGGAGCTCTGTTTACTTTGTAAGTTCCAAGGGGAGGAGGATTTTAGCGCTTGATTAGTTATGAAAATATATTAAAAGCTATAAATAATCTTCTAAAAGTTAATCTTCCAGAAGTTAATAGAATATCTGATGAAATAATCAGTAGGTTTAAGAAACCTGCTTTTTTTACGCAGTTAAATAGCACATCAGAGAAAGATTTTAATGATTATTTAGAGAAATCAGTAACAATTAATATTATCTATTTTTCAGATGTGGATTCTAATGTAGATAATGTAAAAATGATTGATAAGTTAAACTCTATATTTAAAAATAACCTAGAGATTGGGGACAGAGTTTTAACTATATCAGAAAAAAGATATTCGCTGATTGATAATATCCTTAAGTTTAAGTTTGATTTATATTTCAGTGATACCTGTGAGTTCATTGAGATTGAAGATGTATATATACCCGAAAGCATAATAAATAAGGGGTCAGGGTATAGTGAAGAAAATATAGAAACCCCAAAAGAATTAGAAAGTGAGGTTTAATAATATGGGATTACCAGAAGTAATAATAAATTTTAACAGTAAGGCAAGTAATGTTATTGAAAGAAGTGGGAGAGGAATAGTAGCTTTAGTAATACAAGATTCCACTAAACAAATTGAGAGTGCATCTTATAAGGGATTAGAAGAGGTTAATAAGGAAGACTATACTGCGGAGAATTATGATTATATATCAATGATTTTTAAGGGCGCTCCTAATAAAGTTATAGTAGAGAGAGCTTCAGAAGCCTCTGATTATACTGAGGTATTACAAAGGTTAAAAAGTAAAAGATTTAACTATCTAACTATTCCTAAAATAGTAGAAGGACAAGCTGAGGCAATAGTTTCATGGATAAGAAATTGCAGAAAAAATGATAAGAAAACTTTTAAAGCAGTTTTACCTAATGTAGCAGCTGATTATGAAGGAGTTATAAACTTTTCAACTGATAAAGTAAAAGTTGGAAGTAAGGTATATTCTACAGCAGAGTATTGCCCAAGAATTGCAGGAATATTAGCAGGATTATCTTTAAGCAGAAGTGCTACTTATCTTGTATTAAGTGAAGTTGAAGCTATTGAAGAAAATGAAAATCCTAATGATGCTATAGATGAAGGCAAGCTTATTTTAATAAGTGATGGAGAAAAAATTAAAATAGCAAGAGGAGTTAATAGCTTAGTAACTTTAACTGATGATAAGAGCGAAGACTTTAAAAAGATTAAAATAGTTGAATCTATGGATTTAGTTAAGGATGATATTAGAGAAACTTTTGAAGATTCTTATGTAGGTCAAGTTATTAATGACTATGACAATAAAAGCTTATTTTTAGCTGCAATAAATTCATATTTCAAGGAATTAGAAGGAGATAATATTTTAGATTCTAATTCAGAAAACAAGGCTGATATAAATGTTTCAGCACAAAAGAAATACTTGATTGAAAAGCAAGTTGATGTAACTAATCTAAATGATCAACAAGTTAAAGAATACAATACTGGAAGCAAGGTGTTTGTAACATCTAGTGTCAAATTCGTTGATGCTATGGAAGACTTATACTTTGATATTAATATGTAAGAGGAGGAATTGAAATGGCAAAAATCAGAGGTGGAAATCAAATTAACGGTAGTTGGGGACAAGTATGGTGGGATGGAGAATTAATCCTAGAACTAGATAGTTTTGAGGCTAAGGTTACTGCAAAAAGAGAAGAAGTTAGTATAGGAATGGATGAAGATAGTAAGCTTGTAGGTCTTAAAGGTGAAGGAACTATGAAGGTTAAAAAAGTCTATACTAGAGGAAAGAAAAAGCTTTTAGAGGCATGGAAAAAAGGAGAAGATCCTAGAAGTACTTTAGTAGGAAAGATTCAAGATCCTGATACTGTAGGAAAACAAAGCGAGAGAGTTTCAATAGGTAACGTATGGTTTAGTGAACTTACTCTTTTAACTTTTGAAAAATCTAAAAAAGGTGAAGAAGAATATAAGTTTGGATTCACTCCAAGCGATGCAAGCTTCATGGATACTATACAAGTTATATAAAAATTCAATGTAGATGTCCTAAAAGGGCATCTACAAATATTACATTATTGGAGGAATTTAAATGAGTACAAAAAATAATTCTATGGCAAGTAAAAAATTAAATATAAAGGATCTAATAGCAAACGCTGAAAGATTAAAGAAAAGGAAAGAAGAAACTAAAGAGTTAAGAGTTAAATCACTAGATGGAAATATTGTGATAGGAAAGCCAGATAGACAGCTTATTTTAGAAGCTATGGATATGAAGGATGAAGATGGAGATTTATATCTAGTTTATGAATGTGTACTAGAGCCAAATCTAAAGGATAAAGAACTTCAAGAAGCTTATGGAGTAAATGGATATGAAATAGTAGACGCAATATTTGAGGTTGGAGAAATAAGCTCTATTTCCAAAGAAATAACTAAATTCGCTGGCTATGGAGATAGTGTTGAAGAGATAAAAAACTAATAAAAGGTGATTTAGATTTATACTTTCTACATTATTATGTGCAGAAAGGTTACACTCTAGATTACCTTTTAAATTTATCTCTTTCTGAGAAACTTTTTTATGAAAGCAGCATGAGTTTAGCCTTCGATGAAAAAGTTGAAGAAATAAAAGCAAGAGCACAATTTATCCTTTAAGGAGGTGGTAATTTGGCAGGGATTAGTTATGAAATAGGAGCAATAGTTACCTTAAAAGACATGACAGCTTCAGTGTGGACAAAGCTTCAAAAGCAGCAAGATGATTTTAAGAAAAGTATTAAAGAAACAAAAAAAGATTTAGAAAGTGCGTTTAGTGGGAGTATTTCTATTAAATTAGATACTTCTAGTTTTATGAGCTCTATAAATGAGGTTAAAAACCAGGTTAATAATATACAATCTACAAGTGTTGAAGTAAATGTGCATATAAACAAGAAGGAAGAAGAGGCTCCTAAAGCAAAAAGTAAAACTAGAGAAGAGATTGATGAGAAGAAAAAAGAGTTAAAACAGGCATTAAGTGAAAAGTTTCCTTTTAAAGTTGATAATTCTCCGTTTTTATCCAGTATTAGAGATGCTAAAAAGGAACTTGATAAGTTAAAGCAAGAAAAGATAGAATTAAAGGCTAAAATGAAGTTAGAAAAACAGCAAAGAGATGAACGTAGAAACGAGATTAAATTAGCTTTTAGAGATGATAGTGTTAATAAATCAAAACAAGAAATAACAAAATTTATATCTTCTCTCAAAAATAAGAATTCAAAGCCATCAGTTAAAAATACAGAAGTCAGTGGGAAAGAGAAGATTAAATCTCTAGGGAAAAAAGCAATAACAGCTGTTAAAGAGAATAAACCATATTATATGACATTAGCATTAAAAGATATGGCAAGTCAAAAAATTAAGTTAATAACTGCAAAGCCTAAGGCCATGACAGTAAGTGCTGTAGCGAAAACGGCATCAGCATTATCAGGAGTAAAAGCATTGGCATCTACAGTTAAAAAACCTTTTGTTGCTGCTATAGCAGTTAAGGAACTTGTTACTGGAAAAGTTAAGGAGATTAAGTCTTCTCTTAGTGAACTTGGAAAAAAAGTTTTTAGTCCAGTAATTCAAATTAAAGATAATATTGCAGGAGCTGTTGGAAAAGTTGGTACATTTGCTAAGGGTGCAATAGGTGCTGGGATTCAAGCAGGAAAGGTTCTAGCTGATGTAGGCATTTCTATGATGACAAGTGGTGCTGAATTAGAGCAACAACAGATATTTATGAAACAGGCTATGGGTGAAAATAATAAGGGAAAAAGTGACTCAGAATTATCTAGTATGTCAGCTAACTATATGAAAGATATAAGAGATAGCGGAGCTTCCAATGGATTTCAAAGTAAGGATATTGTACAGGCAGGTACCAAGGCATTGGGAATTGCTGGTGGAGATACTAGTGAAGCGATGAATTTAGTTAAGATGGCACAGGATATGGCAGCATTAAATCCTGGGAAAAGTGCTGAGGATGCTATGGAAGCATTAGAGGAGCTAAAAAGTGGAGGTACATCAAAACTTAAGGACTTTAATATGGATGTATCTGAAGGTGATGCTAAGAATTTGGGACTTAAAGGAGTTATGGATCAAAAACTTAAACCTAAGTTTGCTGGAGGGGCAGAGAAAATGGGTCAAACTGGAACAGGACTTGTTTCAACTATTAAGGAAAAAGTTAAAAATAGAACACAAGATATAGGATTAAATATGCTTGAAAAAATGAAACCTGTACTTTCTGGAATTGTAAAGATATTAGATAGTCCAGGCTTTGCAAATTTCTCTAGTAAATTAGGTGATGGTATAACTTTTGTTTTTGGGAAAATAGGAGAATTTGCAACATTTATTCAAGGAAAAATGCCTCAGATACAAGGTTTTATAGGAGGTGCAATGCAGTTTATAGGTGATAAGTTTAGTTGGATAGGAGAAAAAATGCCATCTTTACAACAAATACTTGAAACAGGATGGAATGTAATAGCCAATGTGTTTACAACGGTACAACCACTAATTGAACCTCTTTTGTCTATCTTAATAAATGGAGTAAGACTGATTTATGAAGGTTTCCAATTAGCTTTCCCTTATATTCAGGAAATTGTAACTAGTGTATGGGAAAATGTTCAACCTATTTTTGAAGCTCTGAGTAATGGATTGAGTTGGGTTGCTGATAAGTTTGGGAAATTGCTTGATTGGATAGGTGGTGGTTCATCTAGTAGTGATAGTGGGTCAAGTGGTGGAGGAAGAAATGTAGATGGTAGCCATGCTAATGGACTTAAGAATGTTCCTTTTGATGGATATATAGCAGAGCTTCATAAAGGCGAGGCAGTTATTCCAGCAAGTCAAAATCCTTATAATTCAAGCACTAGCTATTCAACAGGTGGAAGCGTAGTTTTCACAAAACTTGCAGATCAAATAGTTGTTAGAGAAGAAGCTGATATAGATAGAATAGCAGATAAACTTGTTAAACAACTTCAAAAAACAAGCTTTAATAAAGCTTAAAAGGAGGAGAGTATATGGAATTTTGGTTAATACAAGATAATGAAAAATTATGGTTACCTGTGCCTCCACAAAGTTTTGAAGTTGGTATTGGTAACATGAATGAAACTATAAGTGTTGAGAGCGTAGGAGAAGTTAATCTATTAGGAAAATCCAAGCTTAAAACTATTTCTTTAAGCAGTTATTTTCCTAAGAGAAGATATACTTATTGTCAGTATGAAAATATACCTAAACCTTATGATGCAATAGCTTTGATAGATAAGTTCAGAAAAAATGGTCAAGTAAGAGTTTTAATTACAGAAACTAATATCAACAATGTTTTCTATATAGAGGAATTTACCTATGGTAAAAATGATGAAACTGAAGATGTAATTTTTAATATATCTTTTAAGGAATATAAAAAGGTTACAGTTCCTAAAGTCAGTGTTACTATTACTCCATCAGCACCTCTAAGAGAGGCACCTAAACCTACTTCTATTACCTATACTGTAAAATCCGGAGATACTCTTTGGGGTATAGCTAAAAAATATTATGGAAATGGAGCTAGGTATCCAGAAATAGCTAGTAGAAATAACATTAAAAATCCCAATCTCATATATCCAGGGCAGGTGTTTCAGTTATGATTGAGGTACATTGTTTATATAAGGACTCTAGCAGTTATTTTAAAAGTAATATAACTGAACTTGTACAGGATATTTCAATTAGTGGAAGCAAAGGAGAAGCTGCTAGAAAGGCAGAGATAACTCTTCTTCATAGTATTTTTGATAAAAATCACGACAATGTTCCACTAAATCCTGGGGCTAAGATATGGATAGTTTTAGATGGAAAAGAGGTATTTAGAGGGATAGTTTGGGAAAGAGAGATTAATTCAAGTAAGCAATTAACTATAACTGCTTATGACTATTTGATATATCTTCTTAAGAGCTCAGTTACCTATAACTTTCAAAATATATTAGTTGAAGATGGAGTAAAAAAGATAATAGCAGATTTAGGAATACCCTATAAAAATATAGAAGCTACAGGAGTAAGAGTTGATAGGCTTATTCAAGATGCAACAGCTTATGATGCAATTATGGAGCTTTACACTCAAGCCTCAAAAGTGAATGGATATCAATATATGCCTATATGTGAAGGTACCGAGGTATCTGTAATGAAGAAGGGGACAGTTTTGTCTGATTATTTACTTGTAACTAGAGACAGCTTTAAATCTGAGACAAATGAAGGTAATATCATAAATACTAGCTATAAAGACAGCATGGAGAATATGGTAAATGTAGTTAAGATATATGGAGATGAAGGCAGTTATATTGATAAGGTTGAGGATAGCAGTTTATTTGAATATTATGGAGTAGTTCAAAAGGTTTATCAAAAGGAAGAAGATAAAAATCCTATAACTGTAGCTAAAAACATGCTTCATGGTATAGATAATGAACTTACTGTAGAGGCTTTAGGAAATTGGAGTTGCAGAACTGGTTATGCTGTGGCTACTGAGATATTCTATATAGATAACTTAAAGAAGGGGATTTTATATATTGATGGTGATTCACACACTTGGGATGTAGGAACTAATAAATATACAATGACCCTCAATTTAAGTTACAAAAACGAAATGGATTCAAGAGAGGAATAAAATGATGAAAAATCCTTATAGTGAAATGATAGATTTAATGAGAGTGCAAGGAGCAAGTTATAACCCTCCTAGCATAAAAATAGGAACTATGCTTTCATCAAATGTCCTTAAAGTTGGAGATCTTCAGGTTAATAAAAGAAATTTACTGATTAATGAGTATTGGGTAAGTAAGTTAAGTACTGGCGATAGTGTTGCAGTATTATCTACAGATGACAGACAAAAATTTATTATACTTTGTAAGGTGGTGTAATATGAGTATATTTCCAAGTAACACAATAAATATTGATGATGTGGTAGCAGATTCAATTAGTAATATAAATAAAGAACTGCCCATGTTTAGAGAGTATGCCTATGATTTTATAGAAAATAAGTTTGTAACTATAGATGGAAGAAATATAGTTATGGAAGGCAATGAGGCTCTTAAAATATGGGTATATAAAAACTTAAAGACTCCACGTTTTAGGTATCAAGCTTATACGTGGAATTATGGACATGAACTTGAAGGTTTAATAGGAACAAGTCTTAGTAAAGCGGCTATTGAAAGTGAGGCTAAAAGATATATTGAAGAGTGCTTATTAATAAACCCTTATATCTTATCTATAGAGGATTTAAATATAAATATAGATGGGGATAGGGTGGAGGTTGGCTTTACAATAAACACTATTTATGGGGAGGTGGATATAGTTGTATCTTGAGGATAGTGAGATTATAAAAAGCAGAATGCTGGAGAAAGTATCTAATGATCTAAATAAATCAGAGGGTACTTTTCTTTATGACTCAATTTCACCTATAGCAGAAGAAATAGCACAAAGTAAACTTCAGTTAGATGAAGTTTTGAAAAGGGTATTTGCAACTACTGCAGCTGAAAATGGTTATTCAGAGGAACTTGAAAAAAGGGCAGCAGAGTATGCAATATATAGAAAAGAAGGAAATAAGGCAAGTGGAAAAGTTAAGTTTTATGGAAGTGAAGGTGCCTTAATACCTAAAGGAACAATAGTACAAACAGAAGGAACTCTTCAATATAGGACATTAGAGGAAATAAGCATAATTAATAAGGAAGCTTCAGTAGGGGTAGAAGCCCTGAATATAGGAACAAAATACAACGTTCAAAGTAATCTTATTAAAGAACTTCCTATACAAATCTTAGGGATAACCTCAGTAATAAATGAAGAGGGGATATCAGGAGGAACTGAGGTAGAAAGTGATGAGGAGCTACTTAACAGATTGTTGCTTAGACAAAGAACTCCAGGAACTTCTGGTAATGCCAATCATTATAAATTATGGGCAACAGAAATAGCAGGAATAGGAGATGCAAAGGTATTTCCTTTATGGAATGGAGCAGGATCAGTAAAGGTGGTGGTGGTTGATTCAAATAAGCATAAACCTAATGAGACTTTGCTTAATGAAGTAAAAAACAATATTGAAATCAATAGACCAATAGGAGCAGATGTAACAGTTGTAGGAGCTTCAGAAAAGCAAATAAATATAACTGCAAAGGTAGTTTTATCAAACAATTATGCAATTTCTCAGATCCAATCAAGGTTTTATTACTTGTTAGAAGATTATTTTAAAGAAATAGCATTTTCATCAAGTTATATAAGCTTTGCAAAGATAGGTAATATTTTATTATCAACACCAGGGGTTTTGGATTACTCAGAATTAAAGGTAAATAATTTAACAATTAATGTAGGGTTACAAGAAGAAGAAATTCCTATTGTTGGAGCCTTGGAACTGGGGGTGTAATATGTATCCAGAGAAGATTGATAGCTTTGTAGAAAAGTTAAATAAATTGGACAACAACACCTATGTAATTGAGGAAGAGGTCAAACCTATAAGCGGAGTGTATGAAGGGGAGCTTAAACATGACAATATAAGCAATTCAAGCTTAAGGGTTTATACGGGAAGCAAGTTGACAGGAGATAAAATAGAAAACTTTATCCTATCAACCCCAAGTAATACTCCTTGGAAAAAGTCTATAAAGGTATTTTCAAACAGTCAAAAGGTGTATATAACCTATGAAACTCAAGGAGATACAGTTGAGGCAGAGGATATAAATATACTTCAAGAAAGCATAGTAAATACCCAAATAGAAATTGATAGATACAAGACTTCAAATGATAATGAAGTTCTTAATTTAAAGAATAGAGCAACTTCTTTAGAGAATGGAAAAGCTGCTAAGACCTATGTTGATACAGAATTAGCTAAGAAAATGGACAAAACATCGGCCTACACCAAAACTGAAACAGATCAAAGAATTCAAAACGTTGTAGGAGCTGCACCAGCAGCTTTAGATACTTTAAAGGAACTAGCAGATGCCCTTGGAAATGACGCTAACTTTGCAGGAACAATGACTAGTGCTTTATCTAATAAAGTGGATAAAGTATCAGGAAAACAACTGTCAACAGAGGATTATACAACAACTGAAAAAAGTAAATTAGCAGGAATAGCAGCAAGTGCAAATAACTATGTACATCCAAGCACACACGCCGCAACAGTAATTGTAGAAGATTCAACTCATAGATTTGCTACAGACACGGAGAAAGCTAACTGGAATGATGCCAATAGTAAAAAACACATCCATTCAAACAAATCTATAATAGATGCAATAACTCAAACACTTATTGATACATGGAACAGTGCTTATAGTCATATTTCAGACGTAGTAAAACACATAACAGATGACGAAAGAACTTTATGGAATACTGTAGTTAACAAAGTGGATAAGGTTGAAGGAAAGCAACTTAGTACTGAGGATTACACAACTACTGAAAAAAGTAAATTAGCAGGAATAGCAGCAAGTGCAAATAACTATGTGCATCCAAGTACCCATGCAGCAACAGTAATTGTAGAAGATTCATCTCATAGATTTGCTACAGATACAGAAAAAGCAAACTGGAATGATGCAAATAGTAAAAAGCACACACATTCAAACAAATCTATAATAGATGCAATAACTCAAACACTTATTGATACATGGAACAGTGCTTATAGTCATATTTCAGACGTAGTAAAACACATAACTGATGACGAAAGAACTCTGTGGAATACTGTAGTTAACAAAGTTGATAAAGAAACAGGAAAAGTATTATCTACAAATGACTTTACCTCAGCATATAAAAGCAAGGTAGATGGAATAACTACAGGTGCAACTAAGGTGGAAAGTAGCTCTACTAATGGAAATATAAAAATAAATAGCACTGAAAAAACTGTATATACTCATCCTGCAAATCATGATGATAGATATTATACAGAGAGTGAAGCTGACACTAGATTTGCTATAAAAGCAGATTTAGATACAGTGTATATTAGAAAAGGTGTAGTAACCTGGAATGATTTAAAGGGGGTGTAGTTTTTGTATGGTGATAATGTTTATGGATTATTTAATTATGGAAAAGAAACTACCCTAACAGAGGATGAAATTAACTCCAATAAACCTAAACTCTTAGAATATTTACCTCACTTTTTAAGAGGTGTTTTGGAGTTTAAAGAATGGGACAACGTTTCAGGTTATGAAATATCTAAACTTAATTTAGATATAAAAGACATAATAGCTCAATGTTTTATAGACACTGCGACCTGGGGACTAAACCTATGGGAAGGGCAAATAGGAGTATCAACTGATATAAATAAGTCCTATGAAGAAAGAAGAGAAATAATAAAAGCCAGACTTAGAGGAAGTGGAACTGTAACTAAAAAGATGATAAAAGAAACAGCAGAAGCTTTTAGTGGAGGACAGGTTGATATAATCGAACACACTGAAAGCTATTCTTTTACAGTTAGATTTGTTGGTGTAAAAGGTATTCCTAAAAATATGGCAGCCTTTATAGAAATGATAAATACCATTAAGCCTGCACATTTAGATTATGATATAAAGTACACTTATACAGTTTGGAATGATATAAAGTCAAAAGCTTGGAGCAATCTAAGTAATAAAACTTGGAACGAATTAAAAGTTTATGAATAGGAGGAAGAATATTTGAAAACTACAACTAATTATGGATTTAAGCAACCAGAAGGAACAGACATAGTAAATATAGATGATATTTCAGATAACTTTGGAAGCGTAGATACAGAAATTAAAAAAGCAAATGACAAAGTAATAGCTCATGAAGGAAAAGGAGGAAGTGTTCATGCTGATGTAACAACAACGAATTCTGGTTTTATGAGTGCAGCAGACAAGACAAAACTTAATGGAATAGCAACTGGAGCACAAACAAATCAAAATGCAGTACAAAGTATACAAGTAGTAACTCCAACTGGTACGGTAGTAGGAACTGCAACAGCAGCAAATACTACAGATACTATCCAATTAAAGGAAGGGAATAATATAGATATAGCTGTTAGTGGGAAAGTGGTAACCGTTAATAATACCTATAGTTACACTCATCCAACTGGAGATGGAAATTTACATGTACCAACAACTGGAACAAGCAATAATGGTAAAGTGCTAAAAGCTGGCTCCACTGCGGGTAGTTTAGCATGGGGAACTTTAACTCCTACAGATGTTGGAGCTTTACCGACATCACATGAAGGACAAGGGGGAACTGTACACGCAGATGTAACAACAACAGTGTCAGGATTTATGAGTGCGGCTGATAAGACAAAACTTAATGGAATAGCTGCTGGTGCCCAAACAAATCAAAATGCAGTACAAAGCATACAGGCAGTAACTTCATCAGGAACTGCTATAGGAACAGCAACAGCAGCAAGTGCTACAGATACAATTCAATTAAAAGAAGGAAATAATATAGACATAGCTGTGAGTGGTAAAACATTAACACTAAACAACACTTATAGTTATACTCATCCAACAAGTGATGGAAATTTACATGTACCAGCAACAGGAACAAGTAATAGTGGGAAAGTACTAAAAGCTGGATCGACTGCAGGTAGTTTAGCATGGGGTACATTAACTTCTACTGACGTAGGACTTTCAAATGTAACAAATGATTCCCAAGTAAAAAGAAGTGAGATGGGAGTAGCCAATGGAGTATCAACTTTAGATGCTAATGGGGTGAATAAACAACCACCAATTTCTCATGCAAGTGCTGGAACATCTTATGGAGTAGCTGATACTAGTAATTATGGACACGTAAAAATTGGTAATGGAATAGCTGTTTCTAGTGGTACTATAAGTGTAGACGTAGGAGACGGAGTAGTATTGTCTGGCACTTCACCTAATCAAAAGTTGTTAGCTGATGTAGGTACGGGATTAACGCTTGAAGGTACATCACCTAATAAAAAGATAGCACTTTCAAATAGTGGAGTTACAGCTGGAACCTATGAGAAGGTAACAGTTGATGCAATGGGAAGAGTTACTTCAGGAAGTGATCTTATAGCTAGTGATATACCGAATCTTCCATGGAGTAAAATAACATCAGGGAAGCCTACCACTTTAGATGGATATGGAATAACTGATGGAGTATCAGCATCACATATTGGAAGTGTAGGAAATTCTCATGGAGTTGCAACAACTAATACTAATGGATTTATGAGCGTAACGGACAAAAGTAAATTAGATGGAATTGAAGCTGGGGCCAATAAATACATTCATCCAAGTATACATCCTGCTAGTATGATTACCCAAGATTCCTACAATAGATTTGTTAGTGACTCTGAGAAAAATACATGGAATAACAAAGCCGATAAGTCATATGTAACTAATGCTGTAAGCTCTGGTAATTTTACTATGACAAATGGATGGAAAGCTTACTCTTATACACCTGGATACTTTAAAGATGTAATGGGAGTAGTACACTTACTAGGTGATTGTCAAGGAGGCGCAACAGGAGCAGCTTTTACTCTCCCTAGTGGATGTTATCCAGGATATAACACCTATGTAACTGGAGCAGATTACGCTACAACAAATGCAGTAACTATATTTATAGCATGGGATGGAAAAGTAACATTAAATTCCGGTAAAATTTATAGTTTGCATGGTATATCATTTAAGGTATAAAGAGGGAAGGTGAGAGCATGTTAGTAAGAAAAATAGATAAAAATGGTTTCTTTATTGTAGATGTTATAGTTGACAAGTTAGAAAGAAATACAGATGAACTAATTTTAGAGGAATGTCCAGGGGGATTTTATAAGCCACGTTGGAATGGAGCAGAATGGATAGAAGGCATTATAGAAGATGAGATAAGAGATATAAAGAATGTGGAGAAGAAACTCTCACAAACTGATTTAGTTATGTTAGCCCTAGCAGACCTAGACACCCAAAGGCAACAAGATAAACTAGACACTCAACTAGCAATTGCAGAGTTAACTAGCACACTTATGGGAGGTGAGTAATTTGGTTAAACTTTACGTTGATTTAATACAAGCTGGATTATGGACAATAGATAAGGTTCCAACAGTATGGAAAGAAAAAGTACAAGAAGAACTTAATAAATAACAGCAAAGAGCACAAGTAAGCTCTTTTTTTATTACCAAAGGAAGGTTAAGACTATTTTTATAGAAACTTACCTTCCTTATTATTAATACAACTAAATTTTTATATAAGGAGTGAAGTGATGGAGAGTGAAATAGTTAAATATATAATAACTCAAGGCGTGTTTTGTGTTTTATTTGTATGGCTTCTAATGGACACAAGAAAAGATTCAAAGGAAAGAGAGAGCAAGTATCAACAAACAATAGATAAGCTTGCTAGTTCACTAGGAACTATTGAAGAAATAAAAGAAGATATAGATGATATTAAAGAAATAATTTTAAAATAATTTGAAAAGGAGGTTTACAAATGAAAGAAATAAAAGGTTTATTACAAGTGAAGAAGATAATAGCCTTATTACTAACAATAGTGTTTTGCATTTTAAGTATTAAGCAGAAAGTTAGTTCACAAGAATTTCTCACAGTGTTTAGCCTGGTTATTGCATTTTATTTTGGACAATCTACGGCGAGACAATCATCTAAAAATGGATAGCTTTTATGCCAGAAATTAAAAGGGGGGAATGTAAATGTTAAAAGGAATAGATATATCAAATCATCAGCCAAGTATAGATTTTAATGCCTTGAAAAATTCATTACAAGTAGTAATAATGAAGGCTACCGAGGGAACCACATACTTAGATCCAAAGCTAGAATCTCATTATCAAGGGGCTAAGGCAGCAGGTTTTCCAGTAGGATTTTATCACTTTATGAGTGAAAAAACTTCACCTTCAGAACAAGCTACATTTTTTTATAATGCTATTAAAGATAAGCAGTATGAAATAGCGCCAGTACTAGACATAGAAACTAACTCACAAAATAGAACTGCATATCAAATAACTGACAGATGTTTAGAATTTTTAGCTAGGTTTAAAGAATTATCAGGATTAGATTGTATTATTTATACTGGAGGATATTTTGGTAGAGATAATTTGGATAGTAGAATCAAAGCATATAAAGCTTGGATAGCTCATTATGGAGTAAATTCTCCAATGGAAACAGGATTTAATAATGTAGTGGGACATCAGTATACTTCTAGCGGAAGCGTATATGGAATTAATGGAAATGTAGATCTTAATAATTTTACAGAGGGTATGTATATCAATAGGAATATAGAAATACCCAAGGAAGATACGAAAACTCAACAAGTTGAAAACAAATATGGAATAGTAACGGCATCGGTACTTAATGTTAGAGATGGAGCAGGTATTAATTATAGTGTTATAGGGCAATTAAAAAATGGTTCTAGAATTAGGTTAGGGCCCAAGGTTGGAAGTTGGTATAATATATACTTTGGAAATCATGGTGGATGGGTATCCTCAGAGTATGTAACCCTAGAAGGTTCTCAAATAGTAGAGGCAATTCCTCAAAAAAGTGGAGCTTACGGAGAAGTAACAGCATCAGTACTTAATGTCAGAGGTGGAGCGGGTACAAATTATAAAATAATAGGACAACTCCAAAATGGCGAAATAGTAAGACTTGATGTCAAGTTAGGTAATTGGTGGAGCATTTACTATGGGGATCATGGTGGTTTTGTTAGTGCAGATTATATACAAATATTATAAAGTATAAAGCTCCTGCATCTAAGGATACAGGAGCAAATTTCATTGGAAAGGAGGTGACAAGAATTATTGCCTAGTTAATTCTCTCACAGTTTAGGATATTCATATAAGGGGAATTTTGTTACAAGTTCGGAATTAATTTTAAAATAAAATCTTTTTTGTAGAAGAATGAATAATAAAAGGGCAGAAAAGTAGACTACCCTATGGTTGAATGGTTGAATGGTTGAATGGTTGCACTAATATTCGGTAGGCGTCCTTTCAGCGCCAGTCTAATCCTTTATGTTAGTAAAAGGAATTGAGAAGAAACTCCTACAGGGCAGAAGTGCACTACTAACCGGTAGAAGCGGTTCTCAGCTTCAGTCTAATCCTTTTATATTGAATAGAAAGGAATTTAATGGAGCTTGAGAAGAAGCTCCTACAGAATATAGGTGCGTAATGTCACAATATAAATCAAGGTACTCTTTTAAAATAGGATGTTGCTTCCTCACCGTCTGGATAAACAATTAAAAGTGAGAAGTTGTCTTTATCACTGAATTCATAGGAGTTTCCTTCAGTAGTAGCAGATCCTATTTTAAGTATATTATCTTCAAAGGTATAGGATGTGGAAGCTTCGCCTTCTTCATTTTGAATTATTACTATGTTATCATTTTGAAAAGTAACATATAGGTTATCATCAGGATAGAAATTACTAAGATCAGTATCACCTGATAGTCTCCACTTTCCAAGAAAAGGATTGTTGTTTATTTTACTTAAATGCAGTTTAAAAATTAGCCTATCAATAAACTTGTATTGAGAATTAAGATAGCTAGTTCCTAAGAAAATAAATATAATAGAAATTATTAAAGCCAAAATCAGAGTTCGTGTATTTTTCATAAGTCCCCCATATAATACATAATTTGATATATCTATATGTTTTCATACTTATGTTTAAATGTCAATTTAAGGATAGTTTTAAGCAGCATGGATGTATTGAGAACTGTTCCTTAAGCTAATAAACCCATCATATTCCTTACTCCAAGTACTCCAACTCATCTTAAATTCTCTACCATTTTCTTTACAGTAGTTATAGAAATTAAGTAGTAATTTATATCTCTCAGGGGTATAGAATTCTCTAATAGTAACTTCGTCGAAGTTTGCAAGTTTTAGCTGACGGTCTATAATATCTGTAGCAGACACTTCATTATAATTTATGAGCATATCATACATAATCATAAAGGTTGTTGTTCTTCCTACACCAGCTTTACAGTGGAAATGAACCCAGGAATCTTTAGGAAGATTTTTAAATACCTCTATAAAATAATCAACCATATCATCAGTAGGTAACCCTAAATCTGTTACAGGAATTCTTATGTAGGACAAGTTTTTTGAAGTAACTAAAGCATCTTCATTAAAAACTTCAGTAGGAATCATACTATTATTAGGGGCTCTATAAACTGTAAGAGGAGTATTTAATGGTATGGAACTTAATTGCTTTGCTTCTTTTTCTATTACCTCATCTCTAGTTAATCCTTTATTAACATCATTGTTTAGATTCTTCCAGCTAACAGGAAGCCCATTTATAAAACCATGAGATTCTTGCCGCAGGTCTACAATAGTAATTGGTTTTGATGTGCCTATTTCCTCTAATAAAATAGGAAGATTTTTTTCGGAAAATTGCTGACTTCCTGAAATATTTAATTTATCTATTCCCTTCAAAGAGAACTTTTCATTTTTAGTTAAATAAATAGGTGTAGAAGTTTTACGGAAATTTCGTGGAGTAGATTCATTTAAAGAATCTAGTGCTAGCTGAACTTCATCAGATGCAATAGCTGCAGCTGTATCTAAAGACAGAGTAGTAGAAGATAGAGAAATAAAAACCAAGATAAATGCAAAAAAGATGGCAGTACTTTTTTTCAATTATATCACCTCTCAAATAGTTCTATAGGATAGTATTCCCTAAATACAAAAAATTACTATTAACCACGGCCTATGTAATCTATATTAAAAATCAATATTAGTGCTACTATAACCAAAATAAAATAAATAACCATGTCTCTAACCAAATCAAGTCGAATTAATTCTTTTCTAAATTTCAT